GCTAATTCAGCCTTTTTCCTTGCAGCTTTTTTTTCATCTTCAACAGTAGCATCTATATTAGCTTCCTGCATATCAAAATAGGCACTGGAAGTACCTGATATTATCCCAACTGCCAAATTAACTATATCTCGTATTTCTTCATAGGCTTTTTTCCAAGCCTCAGCTGTAGCTTTAGCTGCTGCTTCATTTGCCTGTTGGACCATATAAGCTGCACCATTTTGCAGGTCCATGTTTTTCCTGTTCTCATATGCAATCTTCTCGAATTTATCACGCTCAGAATCAACTATCGCATCATTTAATTCTCCTATTTTAAGAAGGATTTCTTCTCTTTTCTCTTGCTCTTCTTCTTGAGCTGCCAATAAGATTTCTTTTCTTTTCTCAAGAGATTCTTTTACTTTTTCCAAAGCTGCTGCATATGCAGCCTCTACTTCAGTCGGATACTTTGCAATGATTTCTGCTATCTGCTCTTGTGCCCACTTTTCAACCTCTACTTTGTTTGACCCTGCCTCAATGTATTTTTGCTTAAGTTCCTCAATATCTTCTATCTCATTATCTCTTCGTGTTTGTTGAGCTCTTCTGAATTCCTCCTGTAAGTCCAATTGTTCCTCTATCTGTTCCTCTCCACTTTCAATAATTTTATCTTTCTTCTTTCTTTCATTATCTATAATTATCTCACTGGTCGTGATAGATGTATCTACTAAGCTGTCAAGAGACTCTTCCAATTTCATTATATTAGAATCTGTTTGGACTACTGCATAAGAAGCATTGTCAAAATTATCTTTTGCCCTTTCAACTTCATCTGCAAATTGTTTCCAGTTTGCCGGTCTATCTGGTGGCATTTCTCCCATGGCTTTGAAAACTTCTAATTCTGCCTCTGAAAACGTTGCATTCCTTTTAAATTCTTCTTGAGCTATATTTAATTTTTTTTGAGCTTTTGTCCTTTCTTTTACTTGTTGGATTCTTTTCTTTTCAAGGTCATCTAACTTTTCTTGCCCCTCTAAAACAAGTTGTCTTCTCAACAACATTTTAGCATCAATCTCGGCTGCCCTTGCTTCTTCTAATAATCCTTTTGCGCTATCCGGTAATGCATCTGTTAACTCTTCCGTAACTCTTATTAATTCTTCTTTTTCCCGATATGTCAGCTTAACTTTTTTTGTAAGCTCATCATACCGGCCAGCTAATGTCATCATATGATCAACTTGTTCTTTCGATGTTATCGTTATTTCTTTATTCAGAGCATTCATATCGTTGAATGCTCTGATTATTGCTGTGACAGGCCCGGTAATTGCTTTTATCCCACCAACGATTGTATCAAGTACAAACTTTATAGCCATCCCGAACAAATCTACTAATTCTTTATTTTCCTCTAATAATTCTGCTATCTCAGTTCCAAGATTTCCTAATTCCGTGAACACCGCCCCTACAAAATCTAAAGCAGTAGTCAATATGGTATTCAGCACATCCCCAACACCAGTAATTGCTTTTTCATTATCATTAAGGAATTTTGTTATATTTCCTATAGCATCACTTATTGTAGGCAATAACTTTTGGCCGATTTGAATACTCGTTACTTTTAGAGTTTGTGAAAATTGTTGCCATTTAAAATCAAAAGTTTCTGTCTGCTTTTCAAAAGCATCCATCGTTGGAGTTCCGTTTTTAAGCGTATCAACGAAATTTTGAGTTTCCGATGTCATCTCTTTTGCAGCCGTTATGACACCCAACATACCTCGTACATTTGGGAAAAATTTAGCTATAGTCTCAGGTGGCAATCTACCCAACTCATTAAGAACTTCTGTGAATCCTCTGGATTGTATGGCATTTTCTCCAAAAGCTGCTGCTAACTCTTCTGATGGTTTTAGGAATCCCATTATAGCTGCTCTAAGTGATGTTACTGATACATCAGTACTTAGTCCATTTCGAGTCATGATCGCTAATGCAGCGCCCATTTCTTCAACCTTTACACCAGCCTGAGACGCAATTGTTGCCACTTTTCCAATTGCAGGAGCCAACTGCCCAAAAGTAGTTTTACCTCGCTGCACTACTTTGAAAAGAAGATCACTCACGCTCATAGCTTGACCGGCTTCCATACCATAAGCATTGATAACTGTAGTTAATGCATCAGCAGCAACCCCTGTATCTGTTAAGCCAGCTTTAGCGGCAATACTCGAAGTTTTTAGAACATAAAGTGCATCACTAGTATCAGTTATACCGGCTGAAAGAATATCATATAATCCTTTTCCAAGAGACTGTGTGTCTTCTCCTAATAGTTTTGATTGTTCAAGCAAAGCATCATTAAACGTTTCCATCGTTGGCACAAGATCAGTAGTAACCATAGTAGAAATATTAGCAAGAGTTTTTTCATAAGCTGATGCATCTTTAATCGATTTAATAACAGCAATCGTTATGGCCGCAAAAGCAGCCACCGCAGCAAGTTTAAAAGCTGCGAATGATTTTGATCCAGAAGAAGAGAAACCTTTTGCTTCTGTGTCTGCTTTCTTAAGACCTGAGGAGTATTGTGTTTTATTTAATGTTAATCTTGCTACAAGATTTCCTACTAATCCCATTTATAAAAGCCCCATTTGGAAAAGATTGTTTAATAGCACTTCGTCTTTTATTTTTTCATTTCCTCTTTTTTCTACCGTCAATCCATGCGCTTTCCTAAAAAACAAATCCATTCTTTGCCTTAATTTAAAAGAAGTTTTCTCTTCATCCCAACAACTCATCATTTCTGTAATATCTTTCCAGGTCAATTCATTTTCAATCTTATCAATTGTGTATGCCGGATATACTTGCATAAACAAATGATATATTTCTTTGACCGTTAAATCTTTTTCTTTGTTGTCTTCATCGCTTTTTTCACTTCCTTCATCCTTACGCTCTTGAAAATCTCCAGGAAAGAGTCTCGAAAAAAAGGGAGCAAATTACTCAACTGATTTTGCTCTACCAATAGCATACAGAGGTTTTTTATTTCAAGAATTCCAAATGTATCCTCCACAAATTCTTTAGTGAAATCTGTGAAATCATTATTTCTTGCTCTAAAAATTAGATTGATAATATCTGTTAGGTTTGGAAACAAGATATCACTGAACAACAAAATCATTTTATGTAGATCATCAGAATCAAAATCAAGGTTTTCTTTAGTTGCCTTCTTCTGTATCAGCTGAAATAGGGAGTTTAGTTTTATCATCAGGTCCCTTACTTTTCCTATCGGCAAAGAATTTATTCTGTAATTCTTTTGTCCTATTTGTATAATCGATACAGACTCTGTCAATTTCGTCACCTGTCCTATACAGTTCTTCAAATCCTTCTCCATTTTTTTCTACGACCTCCTTAAAGTCTAATTTTATAAATTCTGTTAATATCCCATTACTACAATCAAATAATTGCGGTTTGTCCTGGCGGTATACTGCCATTAACGCTGTCTTGTACTCAATCTGTTCTTCTGTAGTTAATATCCCATTTGCCGATTTATGTAATTTCCTATCCCTATATTGTTCGGGTCCTATTGATTTCCATTCACCCTTTTCTCTCTTCCACCTGGTATATCTTTCTTTTCCATCCGGATATCCAAAATCAACACCGATCAGAAACAAAGGTCCGTAACCTAGATAATTTGCAAGTTGGATCTGATTATTAACTGTACATCCTGCATTAGCCACTCCAACACTAATGCAAGGTGGTGCCTCCCATTGAAACCTCCTAAAATCACCATACGCAATAGGCATTATTTCATCAAACCACTGTACTCCAAAATGAGCCATAAGATAATAACGTTTCTGCCAAATCCAGTTTTTCAAAATAAGAGGTGATATCGAAGGATTGCATAATAATATTGAACCTTCCCAATCATACCCCATTAGCTTTTGATACATGGTATCTCCACCGTCAAAGACACAAATATATTCCGGTTTATGTCCCCATTTAGCAGAGACCAAACTATTTGACCCTGATGCAAAGACAGCGCCTTTCCAGTTTTTTATCAATGGTATTGTTTTATTCAGAGAAGGACCGGAGCCTATTATAACCGCCGGCCCCCTATCCTTTTCTCTCAAAGTGGATACACACATATGTTGAGACTTAGCCTCTTTCATAATCTGGTCATAATTATCAAATGCGTTCTTAACCCAAAATGGTAACCATCCTGACAAGATTCCTTTATTTCGCTCCTCCAGGGTCTGCTCTATAAACTCTCCGCCTAATTCTTCTGACTCCTTTATCTCTAAGTTCATTCTTTCTCCTTTATTTAAATTTTATTTAACTTTCTACTCCAACGCTAATGAGTTGTCTACCGGGCTTTTTAGTAAGATCAGCTAGGATTTTAAATGTCATGGCAATTCCGCCAAACTCCGTTGCCATCTGAATCGCTAAATCACTTGCTCCGATTCTTTTTGCTCTACTCGCAGTAATGGTAAGATATTTTCCATCATCCATTTTATGCGAAATTCTTAACTCCCCTTCAAAGTCTGCAAGCTGTCCACCAAAATAAGCCACCGAAGATGTTGCGCTCTGATTATATTCAACTATCACCACTTCTGGATCACCTATGTCACCTGCATCAATCCTCTTGATAATCCCTGTGGAAGAAGTAGCAGTATAGTCAGTTCCTTTCGTATATCCATCAGGAGCATTTGACAAATCGTTTTTAAAAATCATTACAGTTCCAGTCTCAAATCCAGCTCCGTCGATTGTTACTGTTACCGTCCCGGTTAGATTTTGTATTTCGCTATAGCGATGGACATAAGTAACAGATGCATTATATCCATCACTCTGAATAGTTGTTCCACTTGCTTTACTTTCAGCCTGCGCCCAAGCGTATCTCATTTGAGCCGGGGTGAAATCTGCAACAACAACATCTATCTCTGCAATGTCTCCTGTCTTGTGTGTATTCACTTCTACGTTCCTATCTTCAAGCTTGAGTACTACACTTTCAATATTAGTCCTCAACGCTGCTTGAGTCTTAGGAGATCCAAGTCGCACATCATTCCAATATGCATTGCTTGGACCTATCGGTAATTTCTTTACCATTTCACTTGACATTATCTTTCCCTCCTGTGAAAAATATTAAATGAAAAACTAAGCCCGTAAGCATTTAGTTCTTTATCATATAATTCTGATTTTTCTATGTCATAAATAATTCTAAAACCTGTACTACTTCCATACTGGTTTAGTAACCACACCACCCTCTCAGCTATGTCCTCATATATTGCGCTTTGTGCCCATACTACAAAATCAAGGACAACCTTCTTCGACAAGATTTCTATTCCCATACTACTATCTACCACGCTTGATCTCATTGAAAAAACAACAAAAGGAAATTCAGGGGTA